ATTAGGCGGCGAAGGTGCGATTGCAGGAATTAGCAGCCATAGCCCTACGGGAGATTTTCTAATTCATTGAAAATAAATGACTTAAATTCTTGCAATAATTTCACGCTCGCCGCGCATTTCCGACATATATGCTACGAAGTCTCCTCCCAGAAAAGGATAGAGCAGCGACGAGTACAAAACTTGCCGCGAACTCCTATGACAACTTCTCTTCCACACTGAGGGCAGAATATTTTTGGCTTCTCAATCTCCCTTGGCTTTGCCTCCTCAAAACAACGAATGAAGAAAGCTCGCGAGTTTAGAAAATACTGATTCGGTTCAGCGAAACTCTTAGCGCAGATTTCGCAACAAAAAGCATCGTTCCTCCGAAAGGAAACGAAGGGCATTCTACAGCTTAGGCACATCGAGACGTGTAGTTTCTTCAGTTTTTTCTGATACATTTCTTTTGACTCTCGGATTCCTTCTTTCCCAATTTGCAAATCCACACGCGCTAGAGCAGAATCTATGATTTCTTCTCTTAGCGATAAACTCAGCTCCACATTCCTCGCAGTTCCTTTTTTCGGGTTTCATACTATATATATTATATCATAGGCTGCAATAAATTGCAAGCCCTTTCTTTTTTGCAAGTTATTGATTCTAAAAGAGAAATAAATTTGACATTCCCTAGGGTTTACCCTATACTTGGTGTAGCCCAATCTATATCTATATATAAATCCTAGGAAGAACCCTAGCACCAAGAAAACGAGCACCCAGGCTATGTTCATAGACCCAGAGAAAGCTGAAGAGAGATTAAACTCTCCTAATAATCTCGCGAATCGTCTCGCCGAATTCCGCCGAGAGAAAAAGATCCTCGAAGACAACGGCACAGTCCTTATCAATCCCGGCCGGCAGCTCCCGAGGCTTCCTCCTCAAGTGAAAGAGGAACTGAAGGAAAAAGCTCTTTCCGGCAAGTACACTCGAAAGGAACTCGCCGAAGCTTACGGAGTCGCTCCTCACGCAGTCACTCAGCTTAGAAGGAAAGCTGAGAAGGAAGAGGAAGAGAAAAAGGATTCACAGCGTGAAGCGTTTCTCAGTCAGGCTCTCCAAGACATCGCCTCACAAAAAATGCTCCTCGCGATGGGACTCATTACCGAGGATAAGCTAGCGACTCTTAAAGCTCGCGAACTCGCGCAGATTTCTTCCTCTCTCGCCTCCGTAATTTCGGCTTCTTCCCCGAAAAACGCCAGCCCCGGAACGGCAATCAATCTCGTCGTCTACGCTCCCGAGGTTCGCCAAGAATCCTCGTACAAGATGGTAGAAATTCGGACCACAGACTAGAAAGAGAAAGATTTGCCAGGAAAAGCGGATCTCAAGATCTATCAAGGCGACGATTTCTCAGCGACCGTCACGGTTCGCAACGCCGACCTTTCTCTAGCGAATATTAGCGGCTACACTGCGAGCGCGCAGATTCGATCCGGCCCAGCCGATCAATACTCAACGATAATCGCTCAACTTTCCGCGACAGTCTCTTCTCCTTACGTTTACTTAGCGCTCGGCAACGCTTTCACTGCTCTCCTAACCCAAAATCATTACGTTTGGGATCTCCAGTTAATTTCCGGCTCGGGAATCAAGACCACGATTCTCCACGGCGACGTTTACCCAACTTCGGAAGTCACGAGGCCTTAGAAGTCAGAGACTCTGAATGGCGAACAACGACCCAACGATCGAACTAGATGCTATCCTTGCCGCTACGCCTCCCGTCTATTTCGACGCCGTTCTCGAGCCTCCTCCCTCTTTCGTCGCTTATCTCGATATCGGGCAGCCCGGTCCTCCCGGTCCTCAAGGGCCAGCGGGACCGCAAGGACCGCAGGGAATTCCTGGGCCAACGGGCCCACAAGGCCCGACCGGCCCTCAAGGAGCAACAGGAGCGAGCGGTCCCCAGGGCCCAACAGGAGCAACTGGGCCTCAAGGGCCGCAGGGAATTCAAGGGCAGAAAGGAGATCCCGGTGCAACAGGAGCGACGGGCGCAACTGGAGCTACTGGACCTCAAGGACCCGTTGGAAATACTGGTCCTCAAGGTCCAGCTGGTCCTCAAGGAGCTACGGGAACTCCCGGAGCGATTTCGCAGCTTCAAGACGAAGGAACGAATCTCACAGTTCGCCCCACGATAAACTTCGTCGGTGCCGGCGTCACAGCCTCAGACGACGCAGGAAACGGCAGAACTCTCGTCACGATTCCGGGAGGCGCAGGAGTTTCGACGGTTTTTGGAAGGAGCGGCGCTGTCGTAGCGGTCGCAGGAGATTATCTCGCTTCTCAAGTCACGAACGCCGTCGATTCCTCTCAGAGCTACGCGAATCCTGCTTGGATCACTTCTCTTGCCTGGGGAAAAATTACTGGAGCGCCGGCGATTTACGCCGATCCTTTAACGACGAAAGGCGATATCGTCGCTCGCTCGACCGTCACTACGCGCCTCGGCGTAGGGGCCGATGGCCAAGTGCTCACGGCTGACTCGACGCAAGCTACAGGATTAAGCTGGAAGACTCCAACTGGAGGAAGCGGAACTCCCGCCGGCTCTACAGGACAAGTTCAGTTTAATAATGCCGGAGCATTCGCAGCAGATTCGGCTCATTTCTGGGACAACACGAATAAGAGACTAGGAATTGGAACTTCGACTCCTGGAGTTGCGCTAGACGTTGTAGCAGCGGCTCCCAGCGTTAGAGTATCGACTTCGACGACTTCAGCTTCAGCGTCTCTACAAATTATAGCTTCCGGTGCTCCTGCGCTTCGCTTTCAGTACGATAGCACTCCGACATACGCCGCAAATATTGGAATGGGATTGCCAGGAGGCAGTCTCTCTGCCGATATCGTTTTTGCTACTTGGGCTAGTTCTGCTTGGTCAGAGCGGATGCGGATCGTGAACAGCAGCGGAAACGTTGGAATAGGAACGACATCGCCAGGAATACAGTCGGCGGTGGGTCGGACTTATCTCACAATCGTGGGGACGACTGGTCTTGGCGCTATTGAGCTATCGACGGCGGCGGCAGACACTCTTAATGCCAACATTGGGGCGGTTCAATTTACTGATCCGAATAGCCTTACGGAAAAACGAATAGGAGTGATCTCCGGCGCTACGACTGGCGCGACAGCAAATCAACGTGGAGGAAGTATTATATGTTCCACGCGCCCAGATAACGCGACCGTGCTTGCCGAGAGAATGAGGATCGATCATAACGGCAACGTCGGAATAGGAACGGCGACGCCAGCTTGCACTGTGGATACAATCGGCGTGATTCGCACTCAAGGCGGAGCGGGACCGTCTACGGGAATTGGTCTTGAACTTAATTATTCAGGCGGTAGCAGTTATCTCCAATCTTATGACCATGGCGTGGCAGCAGCTAAACCACTACAGATTTGGGGAAATCCAACCGCTTTGATGCAGGGCAACGTCGGAATCGGAACGACAAATCCTACCGCGAAATTGATGGTGCAGGACGTAATTAACAACACCAGCGGCGCTTTGTTGTTAAACGCTATATATGGGGCAGTCGGAGATTATTTTGCCATCGGCTTTTCTGCCGGCTCTGGTGGAGCAGTTTCCGGTATTTCAGCTCGAGCTTCTGCACCTGGGCAGATGGCGTTCGACTTCAAGCTGCAAAACGCTTCCTCTCAGTCTCTCGCAGCGGCAACCAACGTGATGACGATGGTCGGCACGGGCAACGTCGGAGTCGGAAATAACAATCCGCAAGCTACGCTGCACGTCGGCCCCGTTCTAGGTCAAGCCTCGATGAATAGCCCGAATTTTTTGAGCTGGAGTCCAGCACTCTCAAGCGCGGCGGGCAGCGCTGTGATTCTCGGCACGTTCGGATTGATTTCTGGGAATGCGTGCACATTATCGTTTAAGGCTTACCGTACCGCAGCCGGAACTGATTGGTCAACGACGGCAGTAGGAATTTCCTTCGACGTTGATACTACTGCCAGCGCGGGCGGTCAGATTTGGTTTAAGAGCGGCCTCATGGGAGTCGCGAAGATTCCCGCTTATGCCCTCGACGTTAACGGCGATTGCAATATCACCGGAACGTATCGAGTTAACGGCGTTCCTCTCGCTACTGGCGGAGGAGTTACTACTCAAAACGTAGTACTTGGCAGCAGAGCGCTCAACACTACCTATCAGAACACGACCGGAAAATCGATGATGGTTACGGTTAGCGTTACGATTCCGGGTACTCAGTCGGCATCAGTAGATTTCTTTGCTGATTCTTCTTCCGTTCCAGGAACAAAAGTTGGCACTTTGATTTCCACCGGAAGTAGCGTCACTCCTACATTAGCTTTGACTTTCTGGGTTCTTCCGAATAATTACTACAGAACGATGACCGGAGGAGTTGGAACTTGCACGCTCGTGAATTGGGTAGAGTGGTACTAAGGAGAAAAAATGGCTCTCGATTATAAGCAATCTGCTCAGCTGCGAACGAATCTCGTTTTTAACGGCAGAATTGCATCGGCCGCTCTCAAATGGTCGGACTCAATCCTCGCGAATACGGCTATCGATATCACGCTTCTCGAAAACCGAAAATCGGTGAACTACGCGCAGCAGGTTTACGCGAACTCGAACGGAGAAGCGACTCGACTTCAGCCTATCGTAGTTCAAGATCCAGCGGTTCAAGCGCAGGATCTCGGCGAGGACGGCGACTCGCTCATCACGGATGCTTACCTCCAGTCGGCAGTAGAAACAGCAATCGACAAAATCCTTTAGGAGAAACATGGACCAAGAAAATTCTGAGAAGTACCCTCTCGATGAAACGTCAATCGAGATGTTCAACGAGATCAAGCAGCAATCGAATGCTCTCAACGAGCAGTTTCGGGGAGCTTTAACGCTCTTCATGCGGCAGCACAAGCTGCAAGGAATCTGGCGTGTAGCCGAAAACGGGCGCGAGCTTGAAAAGGTCAATCAGCAACCCGTAAACGTTTCACAGACTGAAAACTTTAGCTAACAATGCTTGACTCTGCCGAAAAATTAACGCCACTTTCGGAGCGGGATTCTATCTTCGCTAAAACAGCGACGTCTGTGCTCGACGCGAATCCAGCGGCGAAAGTCTGGCGCCCGTTTGCTCGGCAGGAAGAGTTTCTTTGTCTTCCCGATTCGATTTTCGAGGCTCTTTACGGCGGAGCCGCTGGCGGAGGGAAGAGTGAATGTCTCCTTCTCTTCCCGATTGCTCGCGGATTTTATCAGCATCCGAAGTTCAAAGGCATCATATTTCGTAGGACATACCCGGAACTAGAGAAAGAGATAATCCTCCGGTCTCTTGAATGGTATCCGGCAGCGGGCGGGAGATACAACGATGAAAAGAAACGTTGGACTTTCCCGTCCGGTGCAATCATGCAATTCGGGCACGCTGAGTATGAACAAGACGTCAGAAAGTACGACACCACCGAGTACAATTACATGGCATTCGATGAACTCACCAGTTTCACCGAATTCCAGTATACGTATCTTACACTCTCTCGCTGCCGTTCTTCAAGTTCCTTACCGGCGATTGTCAGGAGCGGCACCAATCCAGGAAACGTCGGGCACGGTTGGGTCCGAAAGAGATTCATAGAAGCAGGTCCATATGGCTCTATTCTTGTGGACCCGGTCACTAAGACGAAACGGATTTTCATTCAATCGCTCTGTACCGACAATCCACATATTGACCCCGGATATGTCAACCGTCTCTCAGGTCTACCAGAGGCTGAGAGACGCGCGAAGAGAGACGGCGATTGGTACTTCTTTGCTGGTCAAGTTTTCGAGGATTGGAGAGAAACGCGACTCTTAGACGAGCCGGAAAACGCGGTTCATGTACTTGATCCTTTCCAAATCCCTCTCTACTGGCCCCGAATTCTTTCTATCGATTGGGGCTATCAGGCGATGACAATCGCCCTTTGGGGAGCGATTTCTCCTGATCTTCGTCTCTATATCTATCGAGAATACTCGGGAAAGCGGTTGAAGATCTCGACCTGGGCGACGGATATCGGGCGCTTAACTCGTGAGGCTGGAGAGCAGCTTAGCGATGCTGTAATTTGCCGCTCCGCGTATCAGAATCGAGGAGACGAAGCGACGATTGCGGATCAATTCGAGCAACATTCAGGAATTAAAATCAGAGCGGCGGAAAACGACCGCGTTTCGGGGCTACTTCTCATGCGCGAGTACATCCGCTGGGGAAAGAAGCCCGACAGAAAAGTTCTTCCGAAAGAAGAGTTCGACGAAGGACGGGCAACCGAAATATTGAGACGTTTCGGCACTCCCGCGTATAAGCAGTATTTGGATCAGTTTACTCCTGAAGCAGAAGAAAAGAATCTTCCGAGACTTCAAGTTTTCTCGAATTGTCGCGAGTTCATCAAGTGCATTCCGCTTTGCGTTTACGATGAGAAGCGACTCGATGACGTTGCCGAATTCGCGGGCGACGATCCTTACGATTGCGGCCGTTATTTAGTCAAAGCTGCTGACGATTACATGAGTCCGAATTCTAAGCACGAAGCGGAGCAGAAGCGAAACGCGATATTGAAGCGGCTCGAAGAGACGCAGGATCAAACAGCTTTCTACCGTCAAATGGAAGCGCTCGAGCGGCAAAGGCTTGGCGTTCGACCGATAAGAATAGCGAGGCGAAGATGAAGTGGCTGCATAAACTTTTCGAGCGATATACGGAGCCAATACTCCGCAATCAATTTACTATTCAGGAACAAATCCTGAATCTCAGCAACCAACTCGAATCGCTCGAAATGATTCTTCGTTCAATGGATCAGAGCTTGATCTCGCTAAAAGCTAGAGAAGAAATTGAAAGTGCCGCTCTCAACCAAGCTAACGAAACGAAGCCTCTCGCAGCTTCTCGCCCGTCTTGGCCGAGAATGAAGAGAACGATGGAAGAACGCGACGTTCTCAACGGTTTGAATGCTGCTAAACAGCAGCAAAGCAGTATTGAGGAATATTGGAAGAACAAGTCAGTTTAGGAGAATCAGATGCCTGTTACCCCGATAGAAAAACCTTTTGTCTCAGCGAACTACTTTGGTAACCAAGTCGGGGGAACTCCGACTACTTACTATTATTGGGTTCAAGCTGTTTACGCTCTCGGATTCGGACCGCTCAGCGCAGCGGCTCAAGTTACGGCTCCGTATCTCGACCGGAACAACGTCATTTCCGTTAACTGGACGCCTTGCGTTACGGCGATGTATTACAACGTCTGGAGAACGACGACAGCTTCAGCTCCGACGACAGGTGCCGGTCAGTGCATCGCTCAAGCATTGGCGACGGCTGATGGACTCGTCGATAACGGAATTACGGCTTTCACGCTCGCGGTCGGAACTCCGCCGTCTTTATTGACGGCGGAGGAGGTCGATGCGCTCGTTCCTTCAAAAAAGGAAGAGCCGACAAAGAAGGAAGAGCCGAAGCATCACGAAAAGGTTCCCGAAAAATCTTCGTCGAAGTGAGTTGTGTCTAGCTCCTTTTGTGGGGTGCTACGGTCCTCCGAACGCGGCATCCCACGATTTTTGAGGAAAAATGGCGATTAAACTTGCAAAACCGATGGAGCTAAGAGGTTTGGGCGCTCCGAAGATTAAGATGCCCAAGCTGAAGGAAGCAGGAATGGCGCGAGATAAGTTCACTCGCGCTATCAAGATGAGGAAGAAGTTTTTCTAATGCCCTCGACTACAGACAAGCAGCATCGATTCATGGAAGCGATAGCTCACGGAATGAAACCGCGAAAGAACGGGCCTTCCGTTGCTGTTGCTAAGGAATTCGTAGCGGCGGATAAGAAGAAGAAATTCGCGAAAGCGTTGAAGAGTGCCTAGTCCAGCGCAGAAATTCCGAGATTCTCTCAAAGGCGCTCCTGTGAACGTCGGTTCTGAAGCTGTCACTAGAATCACGAGAACTCCGATTGAGTTCTGGATGAGTAATCTCTCTCAGGAACCAAAAGCGGTTAGAGGACAATATCTCCCGGTTGATCCGGATGGAAAAATACAGATAGTGACCGATCCTAATAGACCTCCGAATTATGGAGATTTGATGAACACGATTCATCATGAAGATATTCATTCAGCGCTCAGCCGAGTTCCTACTCAAAGATTCAAGGATATTCTGAGTGGTTCCCCAGGATTGGATGAGGGTTGGAGAAATTCAGGAAGAGCTGGAACGGAGGCATTAGAGCTTCCCGCTTATTTGGGAGCTTACGATCCTGAAAAGATTAAAATAGCGCCTGATGCGCGACAGAGATACATAAATTATATGATTAGTCAACTTCCAGAAAGAGAAGCTGGAACATTCGAGAGAATTTTGAAATCGTGGGAATAAAATGACTCCGTTTGATGCAAGTCAGCCAGCGGCTCCGGCGCAAGTTCCTCCGGCTCCTTCAGCGCCGCCGAATTTAGCGGCGCAAGATCCGAACAACGAAAATCTGCCCGAAGAGCTGCAAACTGTCCTCTATAACATGGTCAAGGAAGCTGAAGACGAGGACGCTTGGATTCGGAAGCAGCAAATTAAGGGCTGGAAGCGGCAAGAGGAGTTCTGGCACGGAGTTCAGTACATCTTTTGGTCTGAGTCTCGGCAGGATTGGATTACGCCGACCGATGTTCGTTGGTTTCAGCAGGAAGAAGGGCGCGAAGAAGCTGAAGGACCGTTCTACGATTACGTCATCAACATCTATAAAGCGCACGGAGAAGCGGTAATTGCCGCTCTTGGCGCTCAAACTCCAGCGGTTCGCTTCCCTCCTGACGATGCGGAGAACGAGGAAGATCTCATTACTTCGAGAACTTTCGCGAAAATTGCCGATTTGATAATGCGGCACAACAACTCGAAGATTCTAGTGCTAAGAGCACTCTTCACGCTTTGCAATCAAGGATTAGTTTGCGCTTATCACGCCCCAAAATCCGACAAAATGTTCGGAGAAATCGAAATTCCTGAGTTTGAACAGGATGAAGAGGGTAATAATGTTCTCGTAGGAACGACGAAGAAGGCAAAAACGAGGACAATTATCGAACTTTACGGCCCTCTGAACGTCAAAATTCCGGTTCACATCGAAAAACAGAGCGAAGCGGCCTATTTGATCTGCAAAAAAGATCATCCGATCTCACTTTTGAAGAATCTTTATCCTCACGTTCGAGAAAAACTCGATCAATCCATGAATGACATGGATCAGTACGAAAAAGGCGCTAGAACGCCCTCGAATTACTCGCTTTGGTCAAGAATTGACGAGAATCGAAACCTCAGAACGCTCAGCCGAGTCTGGTTTCGACCTTGGCACTTCGATGGAATCGCTGATTCGTTCTCGAAAGAACGAGATCAGCTAAAATCGATGTTTCCAGACGGTTGCTATGTCGCGTTCATAGGCAGAACTTATGTTGAATCTCGAAACGAGAATCTGGATAAGTACTGGACAATTGGACAATCAGGCCTTAGCCGATACATTCATTCTGATCCTTATCTGGAGCCCCTCCTCCCGGTTCAGGAAATGACAAACGTTCTCGCCAACCTCACGATGGAAACTATTGAGCAGGGAATTCCGTCAACCTTCGCCGATACGGATACGCTTAATTTCGAGGCTTACTCTCGTCACGAAGCTCGCCCCGGAATGGTTTACCCGATCAAGGTGAAGACCGGATCGAGCGCGAACGAAAAATTTTACGAGCAAGGAAGAGCGACTCTTTCTCGAGAAGTTCAGTATTTCGCTGATTACCTCGAAAAGACCGGACAATTCGTCGTCGGCGCATTCCCAAGCGTCTACGGCGGTCCTTCGCAGAGTTCGTCCAGGACGGCTTCGGAATACAACATGAGCCGGCAGATGGCTCTACAGCGTCTCGGGCTTTTGTGGACTTTCTTAGTCGATTGGTGGACGAAAACTGTCGATAAATCTGTTCGTCTTTTTGCCGAATCGATGACTGAAGATGAACGCTTCGTCTTTCCTGGAGAAGGACGGGGAGACTCGAATTATATCAACGTATGGATTCGCCGAGCCGAAATGACTGGGAAGGTCGGCGAAGTTGAACCGGAAGGCGCTGAGACGTTCCCGATTTCCACTCCTCAAAAGCAGGAACTTCTCATGCGCCTCCTCGGTATGCAAAACGATATGCTCAATGCCGCTATTTTCGATCCCGAAAACCGGCACCTCATAGCGGATACTTTAGCGTACCCGGATATCTTCATTCCTGGAGAGGATCAGCGAACGAAGCAAGCTCTTGAGATTCAGCAGATTCTCAAGGGCGCTCCAGCGATGGTTGAGCCAGAAGTTGACGATCACGGAATTCATATCGAAGTCATCAAGAATTGGGCCGTCGGAGCTTCTGGCCTCGATTGCAAGCAGAATAATCCACAGGGTTACATGATGGTCCTCGATCATCTCAAGGAACATCAGATGATTGCTGCTCAGGAAATGCAAGCTCAACTCGCAGCTCAGCAAGTTCAGCAGCAGCATGTTCAGCATTCTCACGATAATCCGAACGGGGGTCAAAATCCCGGAACTCCGCCGGCTCCTAAGAAGGAGCTAGGTCAGCAGAACATGATAGGATAATATGGCACAAAAATTCTTCAATTTCTCGACTCCAGCGGACTCAGTTTATCGCTCGCTCTGGAGCTACTACATTCAGCAGAATGCGAGCCTGAAGGATACGATTCCTAGCCAGGTTTGCGATCTCCGGATTTATAACGGAGGTGCCGCAATGGCTATCGCGGACTCGAACTTCGCGAATCACGCTGGAGTTAGCCTCGTGGCGAATACTCAACTCGTTATTTCGGTCGGGAGCGGCAGAAACCTGATCGACTTGCAAAACATTTTTATCATGGCAAATGCCGACGCCTTTCAAGGCGTAGTTATTTGGACCTAGAAATAGAGGAACGGGAGAAAAATGGCAGACACAAACGATGGCGTTCAGGGGTCAACGACTGACGAGTCGACAGATCTAGCTCTGCTTAACGATGAACCCAAAGATTCTGAAGTCAAAGACGAAGAGGAAAGAGAAGAAACTCCGGAGGGAGAAAAAGAAGAAGGAGAAGGAACTCCAGAAGGAGCGGACGAA